GGAAACGCAGGTGAAAGCAAACTCTATGTCGAGGATGTCTTCTCTACTTTTTTGTATACAGGCACTGCTTCGTCCATAGTAGTAAACAACGGCTTAGACCTTAGCGGGGAAGGCGGTCTTACTTGGCTGAAATCCAGAAGTCTTTCCGAAGCTAATATCTTAATGGATACTGTGAGAGGAGTTTCATCGGGTTTAGCTTCAAATAATGCTAACGATGTCTTTGCTCTGACTGATGGTATTACAGCATTTAACTCAAATGGTTTTACTTTAGGCACAAGTAATATTATTAATACTAATGCCTCGACGAACGTCTCTTGGTCATTCCGCAAGGCTGAGAAGTTCTTTGATGTTGTGACTTATACTGGAAGTTCAAATGCCGCAGGAATTACTGTAGCGCATAATCTTGGCTCCGTTCCGGCCATGATTATAATTAAAAATTTAGACAATAATAATAGATGGTATGTCTGGATTAAAGGTTTTGCGAATAACGATTATTTATATTTAAACGAACCTTTTCCAAAAAACAAGTATGGAGCATTTGCGTATTTAACAGCAAACTCAACTAGCACTACAGTATCTCTCGCTAGAGATTCCACTGTAAATTATGAAAATTCCGATTACGTCATGTATCTATTCGGAGATGAGGCTGCGTTTGGAGACGATGGCGATGAGTCTATGGTTAAGTGTGGAGTCTTTACTGGAACTGCCAGTACACTAGCTTCGGTAAATTTAGGATTTGAACCACAATTTATTATGATCAAAGCTACTAACGGAGAGGATAATTGGCGTATGCACGACGATATGCGCGGCTGGAACACAATTACAAGAGAATTATTAAACCCGAATACAAGCGCAGCCGGAAGTGACATATCTAACACTAGCGGCTATGACCTCATACCCACTGCAACAGGCTTTGATCATAAAGGACATGATGGTAATGATCCTGATACACAATACAGCTACATGGCTATACGCAGACCTATGAAGACTCCTGAAGCTGGGACTGAGGTTTTCGCTACGGACACAAGAGGCTCTACGGGTACTGGTGTAGCTCCAACCTACCGAAGCCCGTGGCCTGTTGATATGCAGTTTAACCGCAATAGAACGTATGCGGGTGGTAACACTCAAATCTCTGCTCGTTTGTTGCAAAAAACTCAGATGTTCACCGATATAACTGCCGCCGAAAGCTCAAACACGTCGATGATGTTTGACTATATGAACGGGGTGCAAGTAGACACTGGAACTAACACTGCCCAATCGGCGTGGATGTTCAAACGCGCTCCCGGCTTTATGGATGTGGTTGCTTATAGAGGCAATGGCGTAGCAGGAACTACTGTAGCGCATAATTTGGGCGCAGCACCTGAGCTAATAATGCAGAAAGTGCGTAGCGCATCAGGGTATAACTGGTACGTTTATGCGGCTTCGGTGGGCATTAATTACAGGCTTAATCTCGATGCAACAGCGGGCGCGTCAACAGGTTATGCCACGCTTTCTTGGAATAATGTTGTGCCAGCAGCCGATGTGTTTACATTAGGGTCATGGGGTAACTTAAATGGTTCTGGCATAAACTTTATATCTTATCTATTCGCAACACTAGCAGGAGTGTCAAAAGTTGGCAGCTACACAGGCACAGGTGCAGACTTAAACGTAGACTGCGGCTTCTCGGCAGGTGCTAGATTTATCCTGATCAAGCGTACTGACTCCACGGGTGATTGGTACTACTGGGATAGCGCGAGAGGAATTGTCGCGGGTAACGATCCGTATCTCTTGCTCAACTCCACAGCGGCTGAAGTCGCTAACACAGACTACATAGACCCACTATCAAGTGGCTTCACAGTAACATCATCTGCTCCTGCTGCGCTTAACGCCAGTGGTGGCAGTTACTTATTTTTAGCCATATCATAAGGAAACAATCATGGAATATAGACTTCAATCAGACGGGACGCTCAAAAATCAAGGCGAAATCCGAAAACTTAATCCTAACGTCTCTTTCCCGCGTGTCTGGGATGCAGATGTCTGCGCTGAGTTAGAAATTGACCCTGTACTCGCAGCGCCTAAACCTGAGCCAAGCGCAGCCTATAAGCAGGTAGGTCGTAACGGTGCAGTGCAAGACGCAAGCAACAACTGGGTAGAGGCTTACATTGAAACAGACATGTTTTCTGACACTACTGTTGACGGTGTGACTACTACTAAAGCGGAGCATGAGACTGCCTACCAAGCAAGATTAGACGCTGATGCTGCTAAAAGTGTACGTGCTACCCGTGATGGTTTGCTGACTGGTACGGACTGGCACGGTATGTCAGACGTTACTATGTCTGCGGATATGACTACTTATAGACAAGCACTACGGGATATTACAGCTCACGCTGACTTCCCAAATCTTGAAGATTCTGACTGGCCTACTGCGCCATAACTTTCGGAGGGTATGAGGTGATACTATCATGCTTGAAATTGGAATTGCTATCTCCGCAGCTTCTCACGCAGTAGCAAGTATTAAAAAAGGACTATCTCTTCATAAAGATATTTCAGATTTAACAAACGAATTTAGCGCCTTTTGGGATGCTAGAGATGATATAGCAGAAGCAAAGACAAGATCAGAAAATGCAACACTAGGTGGTAAGGTGTTTGCAAAACAAAGCGTAGAATCCTTTGCTCTTGAAGTAGCATTAGCAGAACACAAGACAAAGCAGCTAGAAAAACAACTACGAGAACTATTTATATATAGCGGTCAAGCTGAAGTATATAGCACAATGATGAGAGTAAGGAGAGAAGAAAGGAAGCGCAGACTACTGGAAGCAAGAAGGAATGCTGAACAAAGGAAGTTTATTGCCGACTCCGCTCTTTTAATTACTGTGCTGATGTTTAGTATTGGGAGTTTTAGTTTTATACTTAGTCGGCTACTTATTAATAATTAGAGATTTAAACATGGAAAGCAGGCTAAGCAGAGTAGAGAAAAAGATAGACACTTTACAAGAAGCAATAGTGTCTTTAGCAAGAGTAGAAGAACGGCTTGTTACTGTTTTTAATCGACAAACTAATATAGAAGATAAAGTAAACGCTATTGAATCAAAAGTAGACAGTTTATCAGCTAATATAGTTAGCTCTAAGATATTAGAAAGACTTATTTGGATTATTGTTGTAGCGTCAGTAGGCGCTATTTTTACATACATGGGGTAGTTATATGACGTACTTACAGTTAGTAAATAGCGTACTACGCCGCTTGCGGGAAAACGAAGTAGAGACAATACCAGAAACAAGCTATTCAGTTTTAATTGGAGACTTTGTTAATGATTCAAAGCAGTTTGTAGAAGACTCACACAGCTGGTCTGCTTTGCGTACATCTATTGAGTTTAATACCACTAGCGGTACGTCTATTTATGCTTTAACAGGTGCTGGACAAGATGTAGAAGTTAGAGAGGCAATGAACATAACAGGTAAGGGTGTTCTTAGTGCTAGTAATAGAAGCAGAATGAATAAGCGTTATAAACTTACTACTGCTTTAAGTTCTTCTCCTACTGAGTTTGCTTTTACAGGCACTGACAGTAATGGAGATATTACTGTACAAGTTTATCCTAATCCTGACGCTGTTTATCTTCTATTCTTTGATGCTTTTGTACGTCAAGTAAACTTAACAGCTGACGCAGACGTATTGAAAGTACCTTTTAATCCTGTGTTACAGATGGCATTAGGTATGGCATTACGAGAAAGAGGCGAGACAGGCGGTCAATCAGCAGCAGAACAGTTTGCACTTGCTGATGCTGCGTTGTCTGATGCTGTAGCGTTTGATGCTAACAAATACTCAGAAGATACTACATTTATGGTAGTATAGGGAAACACAATGGCTCAACAATTACAGAGCATTACAATTACAGCACCGGGCTTTGCAGGCATTAACACGCAAGACGCACCACTAGCGCAAGAGCCTAGCTTTTCTGCTGTAGCGGATAACTGCGTAATTGATAAAGAAGGAAGAATAGCCTCTCGTAAGGGATATAATATGATTACTAGTAACGGCGCTGCTGTTCTAGGTAGCTCTAATGGTATAGAGTCTATGGGTGAGTTTGTAGCTGCTGATGGTGATATTACATTCTTATCGGCAGGTAATAACAAGATATTTACAGGCACAACAACATTAGTAGATGCAACTCCTGCGTCTTATACTATTACGTCTAATGACTGGAAGTTTGTATCGTTTAACGACCACATGTTTATGTTCCAGCGTGGTTATGAGCCTTTGGTTTTCTCTGATCACACAGGCACAGTTCAAAAGATGTCAGCTCATACAGGAGCGGCTGGAACACCTCCACAGGGTAACGAGTGCCTAGCAGCGTTTGGTCGTTTATGGGCAGCAGACTTTACAGCAGACAAGTCTACAATCTATTGGTCTGATATACTAGATGGTACAAAGTGGACAGGAGGCTCTTCAGGCTCAATTAACATTACTACAGTGTGGCCTACAGGGTATGACACTATCGTTGCTCTAGCGGCTCACAACGGCTTCTTAGTGATCTTTGGACGTAGTTCTATTGTAATTTACAGCGGTGCTGAAAACCCAGCAACTATGGAGGTAGCAGACACTATATCTAACGTAGGTTGTGTGTCACGAGACGCTGTTGTGTCTACTGGTAAAGACCTACTTTTCTTAGATGACTCTGGTGTTCGTAGTATTGCTCGTACTATACAAGAAAAGTCAGCGCCTATTGGTGATATATCTAAGAACGTAAACAACGATATTAAGTCTTTGTTTGTAGCAGAGACAGGCAAAATTAGTATGCACTATTCTGCTCGTGATGCGTTTGTGCTGCTTAACTTTACTAACTTAGCTATTGTTTACTGTTTTGATACACGTTTCCCATTAGAAGATGGAAGTTTTAGAGCGACTACATGGTCGCACATGAACCCGCTGTGCTTTACAACTACAGCAACAGAGTCGTTACAGATAGGCTCTAAAACTGGTATAGCTAGTTACTCAGGTTATACAGATAATGCTACTAGCTACCTGCTTAGTTATTTTAGCCACCCATTAGGTTTTGGTGATACGTCTAAGTTAAAGTTTCTAAAGAAAATTAACTTAACTACGTTTGATGGTGCTGAAGCCATTGTAGTGCTTAACTGGGCTTATGACTACTCTGGTGCATACACTAAGCAAGCGTATACACTGCCTAAGTCAAATGTAGGACAGTATAACATATCAAAGTTTAATACAGAGGCTGAGTATTCATCGTCTATTTCTTTAATCAATCGTCAGAAGATTAACACTAGTGGACAGGGTACTGTAGTGTCTGTAGGCGTAGAGTCAACAGTAGAAGGTAACTCTATAGCTATACAAGAGCTAAATATTCACGCATTACTAGGAAGGATTGTCTAATGAGTAACTATACTAAGATAACTAACTTTGCAGCCAAAGACGCTATGGTTAGCGGCAATCCTGCTAAAGTAATTAAAGGAACTGAAGTGGGTGCAGAGTTTGATGCAATCTCTGTTGCAGTAAACAGTAAAGCTAACCTTGCCTCTCCTACGTTTACAGGAACGGTAACAGTAGCTAATCTAACTGCTACGGGTACTATTTCATTGTCTACGATTAACGGCGGCACTTATTAATGTCTTCTTGGGATAAAGACGGCGAAGCATTAATGATAGAATTAACCAAAGCAACACAGGGTAACTTTTCAGTAGAAGAATTAATAGAGTTGTTTTACTTTATAACGCTTCCTGAAGAAAAAGACGAACCAACGCTAACGCTGTTAAAGAGAGAAGACTAGATGAGCCATTTCCATAATGAATTGCTGCTTAAAGTTGTACTAGATGGTTGGGAAGTAGTAGACGATTTTACTTACACTAGTGACCTATTAAATAAAGACATAACAGTACCAGCAGGATACTTTACAGACTTGGCTAGTGTACCAAGAGTAGTAAGATTTGTAGTACCTGTAGCTAACGCTAAGAATAGAAAGGCAGCAGTAGTTCACGACTATCTCTGTACTCATGGTAGAGAACTAGACATAGTACGCTCACAGAAGGTAAGTGATCAAGTGTTTAGAGAGGCTTTAGGAGTACAAGGAATAGGGCGCTTTAAGAGTGGTTTATTATACTACCCAGTTAGGTTCTTTCAGTTTATTACAGGAGACAGGTAACACATGAGAATTTTATTACTAATCATTATAGCACTGCTTCCTATTGGGTGTAGCACTACTCTTGATATTCTAGCAGGTAGTACACACGCCTGCGGTAACATACATGCAGAAGGTTACTTTACAGATACAGAAGGAGAAGTGCTTATTATTAAAGCGCCACCAGAATGGACTCCTGAACAAGTCTTAGCTTTCTGTAACCGAGGAGCATAATATGAAAGACCACTATGATGAATTGTTTCCTTTACTGGTTACTGTTTTCTTAATTACATGGATGTGGGGATCATTAACATACGCTGATGAGCCTACTTATGTAGATGACGTAGCTCAGATCATTAACGACAACTGTGTTGTGTGTCATCGTCAAGGCGGTATTGGCCCAATGACGTTTGAGACTTACGAGCAAATAAGGCCGTGGAGTCCTCTGATACAACATAAAGTGATTACAAGAGAAATGCCTCCTTATGCCTATGATGCAAATATAGGTATACAGAACTTACACGGAGACTGGCGTTTATCTCAGAAAGATATAGACACTATAGCTGAGTGGGTAGACACAGGTTCACAGTATGGAGACAGAGACGTTATAGTTACTGCTCCTGTTCTTGCTGATCCTAGTCAATGGAACTTCTACGGAGACTTAGGAGAGCCTACTCTAATTATTGCTTCAACACCTATAGACATACCTGCTAGTGGTAACGACCTGTGGCATAAGCATAACGTAGCCAGTGGGCTAACTGAAGACAGGTGTATTAAGGCTGTACAAGTTAAGCCTAGAGGCGATGCAAAGAGTGTAGTACACCATGCAAACTCTACAATAACGCTAGATGGCGAAAGATACGGTATGCTTACTGAGTATGCTATGGGCAAGTGGGGAGAAGTTGTTCCTGATAATATATGCAGAACAATGCCAGCTAACTCTGAGATAGCTTGGGACATTCACATGTTCCCCGGCGGTTTAGGTGCTATAGCTCCCGGTACAATGATTAAAGACAATGTAGTAGAAATAGGTCTATGGCTATACAGTGCAGAAGAATCTAAAGCACTTGCATACAAGCAGGACTTAAAGCTGTACAGGATTGGTAATCAAGACGACATAACTATACCGCCCAACGGGCATTATATGACCCAAGCCTTTCACAGCTTTGATCACCCAGTAAGAATAGACTCGTGGCAACCTCACGGCCATCTGCGTATGAATGCAGCTAGTTTTGAGATATTCTATCCAGAGACAGGTAGGACAGAATCTATTAGTCAAGTGTCTAACTGGAGTGCTACATGGCATCACAGCCACTTATACGACAGCGATTACGCTCCTTTACTACCTACTGGTGCAGTATTGGTATTAAAGCAGTGGTATGACAACACAACTAGTAACCCTAATAACCCTGATGCAGACATGTGGGTAATGGGCGGTAGCCGTACTGGCGATGAGATGACTCACGCTTGGATTGCAGTTACTCATCTTGATGATGAAAAGTATCAAGAGTTAGTAGATGAAAGAAACAACAAAACACTAGTGGCTAATTAGGAATAGATAATGGGAACTATTGTTGGAAGTATAAAATCTACAGCAAGAAGAGGCGGCCCCGGAGGCGGTGGCGGTAATATGGGCGCTGCTGGTATGATGTCTGGTATGTCAAACATGTATAATGGCACTAGCGATTCTGGTGGAATTATGACATCAGATTATATTAGCCCTACTGACGCGCCTAAAGCAAAGATGACAGCAGAAGAACGTAAGAAGTTAGGTAAGACGATAGATGCTATTAAAAAGGAAGACATACCACTTTCTGAAATAAGAGCAAAAGTCAGTCAAGCACTGACTGACGCAGGTGTTCCTCACGAAGCTAGTAGTCTTAATACAGGGGCAGGTTTTGTAGATGGGGTGGGCTTACTAAACAATCGTATTACCATTATTGATAAGACAGCAACAACTGCTTCTAGTGGGGCAGCTGCAGCTACGGGAGGTGCAGCTACGGCATCTGTAGGAGGCGCTCAAGCAGCAGATGCAGCAGCTTCAACGGCAGCAATAGCTTCAACGACAGCAGCCGCAGCAACTGGCGCTAACGTAACCGCTGACACTACTGCAGCTGACTCTAGTTTAGCAGGTGACAGTGACTTAGCAGGCGATGTAGACACCATCGGTGACTCTGTAGCGGCTGGTTATTCATTAGATGGAGGCACATACATTGACGGTGTTGGTACAACGTGGACTAACATGGGTAAACATCCGATGAGTGGAGCGACTGTCTGGCGAGCGTCTGACCCTTCAGCAGCAGACATAGCTGACTATGAGAATCAGACTGGTAATACTTATAAGTCAGTAGAAACAGGTGGTACTGGTGTAAACATAGTAGGAAACCCAGCTGTTAGCTCCAACGTAGACAGCGGAGGAGCAGACACTACCAGCACCACTACTGGAGCAAACACCGCAACAGAAAACACTACAGACAACAGCCTTATAAATATTACTCTTACTCCAAGCGGGTTATTAA